CCCCTGCTAAGGGTGCATCCGGGCAAAACCTGGATCCAGGGTTCGAATCCCTGCGTGTCCGCCAAGCAAACAAATAAGCCCTTGATTCTAAGGGCTTTTTTGTTGCCTAAAATTTCTGTGTCACCATATGAGTTACCACGCGGTAGCTCTGGGTATTGCGCACCCTGCACACTCCAAAACCCTGAAAATATTTATTCAGCCGATAACCTGCTGATTCATATGCATTTCGGGTGTGTCTAGTGTAGTGCAATCCTGACAAATTACTATATAAATCAAAGTGTTAGGATTTACACGGCGTTTTCTGCTCGATATGCTGCAGCCTCTTTCACTCAAACGGGCAGGGTTCCAGCATGATGAAGCACGCAATGAAGTTGGCTATGCAGGGTCAGCAATTCAAATTGGCGATGGCCAATAGCCAGGAAGGGCAGCACGCCCTCGAAATGAATCAAGAGACGCTAGCCCATTCAATCCTTAACCCTGCCGATGCGCTGCGCCTGCTGATCTGGTCACATGGTGAGTGCTTGGACGGGGACGACGCCGCGGCTATCTGCGAAGCGCCTGCCGATCTGTTTTACGCGGATGGTGTGCCAGCTATGACTCAAGGCGATTGGGAAAGGGTGTTAGGGCGCTTGACCTTGTCCTTGTTCGCCAGCATGCGCAACGAGTGGCGACAGGATCAAGGGCGCGATGAATCCGAATTGGAAGATGTATTGACGGCGCCGGCAGATTTCTTTCATCTGCTCAAGTCAGGATTTAAGCATCAGACGGAGCATTAGAAGAACAAACACAAAATAGCGTTACTTCGGAGGCCCTATTGCGGGGCCTCTTTTTTATCCCTGATTACAGCAAGAACGGCTTATATCCTGAGGTAGGATTGATGCCAATAAAATTCACATGCAGGGAAGATACAAAATGGCAAATGATTTCTCATGGACTTGCCCCTATTGCCGTCAAGTGGCCACCATTAAGGACGACAACTTAAGCACAGAATTACACGTTTTCAATAACAATAATAAATTTGGGTACATTGGAATAAAAAGCAATGTTGTGGTGTGCCCGAACAGTAAGTGCAAGGAATTTGTTATTAGGGCGGGCCTTTACAAACTCTCATTTGAAGGTCACGCGCACACCATAGGCGAACCGCTCTTGAGTTGGAGGCTCAAACCGCAATCAGCTGCCAAGCCGTTTCCGTCCTATATCCCGGAAGTGATCCTTCAGGATTACAACGAAGCTTGCTTAATTAGTGGTTTAAGTCCCAAGGCATCAGCAACGCTTTCGCGTCGCTGTCTTCAAGGCATCATCCGCGATTTTTGGGATATTTCCAAAGCGCGCCTAATTGACGAAATCAACGAACTACAGGGGAGGATTGACGCCACTACATGGGCGGCAATTGATGCAGTGAGAGGCATCGGAAACATTGGCGCACACATGGAGAAGGACATCAACATCATTGTTGATGTTGAGCCGGAAGAAGCGGACATGCTTTTAGGGCTAATCGAAGTCTTGCTGCACGAGTGGTACATCCGCCGACACGAGAGGGAAAGCCACATGCAGAAGATAATTGCGACTGCTCATGAAAAAGTCGCTGCCAAGAAAGGGCTTACTGTTGCGGTTGAGGCGCCCGAAAGCGCCACCCCATAGCTTTTATTAGAAGGTAGCCTTAGTACCGTTGCGAAGAAGAGCATTGCGCATAATATTTTTGACCATCACGTCTTGTTGCTGCAGGAATTTCCCAAAGGCCAGATTCATACGGGCTTCAACCCCCGCATCTGCACCTCGAGCATCAATACTGATAACCGGGGCGTAATTTATGCTGGGTGCGGATGAACCGCCCGCACGAACGCCAAGCTTACCGTCAGTGCCACGGGCTAGCGGCATGACCGCCTCAGGTCCAGCTTCAGCAAAGACCCCGCCCTTAGCGAATTGAAACATTTTCGGCGTGTCGTGGACTTGGTTTGCATAGGCGTGAAGGCTGGGTGATTGATAAACCCCGCCCATGGCGTTTGCAACGGTGGACGACGAACCGCCGAAATAGGAACTGATAGCCCCCACGGCCAGCTTACCCAGTTGCCCCAAGCCTAAGGAAGCCTGCTTGGCGGTAATCTGTGACAGGGACTGCATCACGGAATGGGCGAAATCCTTAAATGACAACTTGCCCGTGCTTATGAACTTTGAGATGGTATCTTCAAGTGCACCGGTGACCGACTGAAAGGCGCTTTGCGCCTGCTTGGCCGCGTTGCTTGCATCTTCTGCATAGCTGTTGAATGCCTTCTGCCAGCCGAATTGAAACGAGTTCTGGGCGTCGTAACTCTTGCTGGTGGCATCGGTCACGCGTTCGCGTTGTAGCACCAGTTCAGCGTCCGCACCAATCAGGGCGCGTTTTTGGGCGGTCTCGTCCTGAATGTCACGGATGATGCGTTCTCGAATAGCTTTGCCGTCGTCCTCGACCTTGTACAAGGCTTGAGCAATGACAAGGCTGCGCTGCGACATCAGGGCCAATTCGTCCTCGCGTGCAATGCGATCCGTGATCAGTTCATTAGCCCGCTTGTAGTCACCAACAATCAGGCCGGCTTTTTTGTCCGCCTTTTCGCCCTCGTTTTGCTTGTTGCGGGCTAAATACACTTCCCAATAGGCGCCGGCCACCTTCTTCTGTGATTCGGTCAGGACCACGGCGCCGGATGCAATATCGGCCTGAAACTTGGCGTACTCCTTCTGTGCCTGCGTCAGCTTTTCAATGCTAAGCAAGTCCTCAGTCTGAACGGCTATTTTTTCGTTCAAGCCTTGGATGGTCTTGCTGTAGTCATCGGCATGTGGGTTTGATGCATCAGGGGTTTTCGGCGCACTGCCGAAATTCTGGGTGTTCAAGGCCGTGCTTTTCGGGGTGCTTTCGTCGTCTGCTTTCTGCAGCAGGCGGTTTCGGGCGTTGATTGCCCCCTTCAATGCTTTTTCGATCTTCTTGATATCGGCTTCGGTGCGCTCTGCTAGCCAATCACCTACGCCCCAGCCTGCGCTTCGTTGTTGCTCGGCAATTTGCTTTTTCTGTTGCAGTTCCTTGAACAGGTCATTGACTTGATTTTCGGCGCGTTGGGTCGGGTTGATCTCCACGCCCATAGCCTTGGCCATGGTCATGCCCAGGCCGGTAAATACAGCAGCCAGGGTGCCCCCTTCGTTCTGAGCCTTGACCATCCAATCGGTAATATCTTTTGCAGGGCCGACAACGGCCATGGCCATCTGCTTGGACAGGGCGCCCCATGCACCATTTAATCGCTTGATGTTCTTTTCGTACTCGTCGGCGGCAAGGGCCTGTTCAGTCGTTACCTTGCCAACAAGTGCACCCTGCTCGGCTAGGTCTTTTAGGAATGGAATCAGGGCGGCGCCGTTCTTGCCTAGAATGGCCATCATGGCGGCGGATTTTCCACCGCCATCGGCGAAATCTTCTTGCGCCTTGGCGAGTTCTAGCATGGCCTCTGCCGGGTCCATATCCCGTAGTTTCTTGATGTCCAAGCCCATGGCGGCAAGGGCCTTGCCTGCCCCCTTGGACTCGTCGTCCGTGCCGTGTAGCGCCTTGTTCAGGCGCGTAATTCCGGCTTCGACTTCTGCAAAATCATGGTCCCCGATCTTGGCCACGCCTTTAAGCGAAGACAGGTTACTGACAGAGGCGCCGGTTTTCTCGGCAGCATCTTTCAGGTCAGCAAAGCCGCTGATTGCGTCGGTGATTTTGGATTTCAGGGCAGACAGTGAGGCAACGCCCCCCAGGCCGATGGCAGCACCGGCAAGGGGTGCGGCCATTGACTTGGCCATGTTGCCGAAAGCCAGTTCAATAGCTTTGGCCCGTTGAATCGCCTGTTGCTCGATTTGGCGGGTTTTCCGGTCAGCAATGCGGGCGGCTTGATCCATGCCGGCTTCGAATCCACCGGTTTGGACAATCAAGTCCAGGCTAAGGGTGCCAAGGCTGTTTGCGCTCATAAAGGACTCCAAAATCTCAGCATGTAGGCTGCATCATCAACTTCAATCGGTTTCGCTTCAGGTATGCCGGGCAGGAAGTCGTGCAGTTGCGCTTCGCCACCATTGGCCCGGTTGAACATCGTTGCGAGGCAGGCCAGCAAGTAAGCAAGGCGTGCTTGACCAATGCCGCCATGCTTCCGGCGGTATTCCATCCACAAGCACGCCTCTGAATACGTCATACGCTGTTTCACTTCTTCAACGGTCCCGCCTATCGCCATGGCTATTTCTAACCAAAGCTCATCAGCGGGCGTTAGTTTTTTACTGCATTCACCTGATTGATGGCGGTCAGCATTGCAGCGGCCAGGGATACGTCCAGGCGTTCGGCATCCTCTCGGCTCAGCGGTGCTTTTTCTTCACCCAGCAGGACGGCGGCGGCGATCAGGGCCACGGTGGAATTCTTTTCATCGTTCATCAGGCGCTCGGCATCGCCAAAGGCCAACTTGCGGACATACAGGTCAAAACTGTGTTCGTTCCAGGTGACGGGGACTTTGACCGGCTCATTGGAAACGAAGGCGCCAGCGGTGCGGAGTTGTTCTAGGTTCATGGTTTTAAATCTCCTTGGTGTAGCTGTAATGCAGGATGGCCCGGTAAAGCCGGCTTGGCTCGTCCCAGGTGTTTTGAAAAAATGTGACCGTGCCAGCTGAATCGATGGCCCGGCGAACTTCCCGGGTGACGGCTCGGCACTCGGCGGCGGTGGCTGCCCAAACGTCGATTTGGGCCTTGATCTTGTCGGCACTGGGCGCCCCTTCCAGGACGTTGAACGGGGAGCCGTTCAATTCCTGCCAAGTGGCA